TGTTTTTGCCTCTGATATAAAAGTTTTAAAGTTTTTCATTCTTCTATGATTAAGTTAAACCACTCTTCACTCATACCCTTAATTATATCATCAGCAGATTCCTGATCTGGTGCATATCCTTCACGGATTAAATGCTCAGAAACCTTCTTATAATTTTGATGAGCTTCTTGTGTCTGTTTTGGACTTGGTTTCATCTGTAGTTTTAGTATTATACTCTATTTAGACAAAAAAGAGGGTGATTAACCCTCCTTTAAAAATTAGTATTTGTCAATTGGAACTAATCTGTGTCCTTTTCTGTAAGCATCATGTAGACCAACGATTTGAGGAATACATCCAAGTAGTTCAAATGGTTGGGGATGTGTGTCATATGAACATCCCTTTGCCTTTTCTACCATCAAGTATGATGCATCAACAAAATACTCAACAAAGTTTTTAAAAGCTTTCATTTTCTTTCTTGCTTCTGCAGGAACATGGTTATTAGTGAAAAGAATAATCCTTACTGGATCATTGTTCTTTGTGATGGCAGGAAGGATATGCTGACACCAAGCACGATATGCATAGGTATCACTATCACAACATAGAAGAATTGTTTTCTTGTTGTCAATTTTGTATCCTGCTTTTTCACAGAATGCTACATGCTTACCACGAACCTCTACTCTTACTAGAGGATCTGCACCACCTTCACCTCTCTTCATGATACCATTTACAATTGCTGTAATGTTACCTGTATTGAAATGCTTTTGAATTTTTAGTTTTGTGTGTAGGTAGTTACGAACTGCTACTTCAGTAAAGTCAAGTTCACGTTTACCTATGATGACACATGTTCCTGTTATCACAGACTCCCTAGTTGCTTTGAATGCAGGGTTGTGTCTAAGATTATTTGATAAACCATCAGTAACTTCTGCCATTACAGAGTCATCACCTTCAGTGTAAAAATAGGCAGGTGCCCATCTTCCAGTTAATCCTGCTTTATACTGTTCCCATAGGGAAAGGATTCTTCCTCTACCATCTATAGGTTTACCACATAAGGTAAACATTGGAGGTATAAACTTTGTTAACCATCCTTCTGTCTCATAACTATTAGTAAACTGGTCTAAACGAAGTTGTGTAAACTGATCGGTTTCTGCTTCTCTGATACCATCTTGATACCAAATTACATCATCTGGATCGACTGTATCTAAGTCAAACCATCCAACGTGATCAAATATTCCTGTTAATATCTCTGGTGGTGATGTTTCCTCGTGATTGTATAGATTGAGGTCTACATCTTTTTCTAAAACTTTGCGGACGTTAGGTCCTGCTATGACTAATGCCATAATAATCTCCTTTGCTAAACTTTTGAGTCCTACACACGGTGCTCTCGCTTTGTGTGAGGTAATATTATATAGCATACTAAATTTTTTATAATTTGTCAAGCTATACGGTAAACCATAAAAAAAGAGACTCCCGAAGGAATCTCTTTGAGAAAATATGTAATATCTGAATTACATTAGGTTTGCAACTTTAACTCTTCTGTAGTATACGTTTGAGTTACGAGCAAGAACACCAGGATTTGTAAGAGTAGCACCTTTAGCAAATGGGTTTGCAACGATACCGTATCTTGTCTTAAATCCAATTTTTGGCTGGAATGAATTCTCACCAACTGCTCTTACCATCTGTAGTGGTACATATGGGCAGTAGAATATTCCTGCGTCATAAGGAGATGTTCCTTTATAACCTGCAACGTAGTACTGAGAAGCAGCAACGTTTGCAGCATATGGGTCGATGTATACTCTGAACTTACCTGCAAGTACACCAGCAAATGTGTTGCCTGTGTCATCTACATTTAAGTTAGCATTAAGTGCTGGAGTGTAATCAAGTACACCTGCCATTGTTAATGCAGAAGCAACGTCTGCGGAGCAAAGGATCATGTTGCCCTTTCCACGACGAGTTCTTTGTGCGATTGCGTTCGCATCTCTTTCGATCTGGAAGATCAAACCTTTGAACTTCTCAACAGACCATCTTCCGTTTGAGTCAACGTCTAAGTCGAAAGTACCTGCGGTTGCAGTGTTTACAGCAGCACCTGTTTCAGCAACTGTATAGATTGTTCTGATAACTTCTCTGTTTATCTCAGCAAGTATCTCTGTTGAAAGGATATTTGCTAACTCAGCTTCAGCATTCAATCCATGAATTGCCTTAAGGTCTTGAGCAAGCTCTAATGAGTACTCTGCCTTTAGTGCTCTGGATCTAGCAGTAACAGTGATCTTCTCGATTGAGAATGCCATCTGATGGAATGCAGCTGCTCCAGTACCATCGAGTTTCTCAGACTCGGATGTACCCATACCCTGACCAACGTTATAAGTTGTACCAGTTGCTGAAGATACTGGGTTAAGTAGACCTGGATTAGAACCCTGCTGTGCAGTTGTACCTAAACCAACATCACTATCAACCATTCCTTGAGTATTTGATCTGCCTTCGTTCTGACCAGAGAATGCAGAATCTACCTCGTTGTAGAATGTCTCATCTCCAGATGGACCTTCAAGACGAGATCTCATTGCGAATATAAGTCCTGTTGGACCATTCATTGGTTGCACACCTGCAAGATCATATGCCACTAAGTTAGGCATTGCTCTTCTAATCAATGAGATTAGAACAGGATCGAAACCTGCTACTGGTGATGCTGCTGAAGCACTAAAACCAGGATTTCCTGTTCCACCTGGATCTGTGTTCACTGTAGGTTGCTCTGTTAAGAACTCCCTTTCTTCTCTTAATGCTTTTTCTTGGTTTTCCAAGAGAACTGCAGTAACCATTCTACGATGGGGATCAGCAATTTTTTCCTGTCCCTCTGCATTTAGTAGTGGTGCCCACTTCTCTTGTAAAGCCTCTGTATTAATAGGGCCTTGCATTTGAAATTTTACCTCTTTAAGTTTAGTTTGAATTTATGATAAAAAAATCATTTTTTAGAAACTCTAGTCAGAGTCTTGAGATAAGCTTCCATAGTTGGACTATGATTTGCGGTTTCAACTGGTGAACCTGCTTCCTCTGTTAGATTCTCTGTATTGTTTCTTTGAGCTTTCTTTGTAGGGAAATAAGATTCCTTCAAAGTTTCTAGCTTCTCACGGTATGCTGTTTCACTTTCAAACTCAACATTTTCTACTAAACCAGCCAACTTGTCCTTTTGTGTTTGGGCAAGTCCATCAGTTACGTCTGCAAATACTACATCGGATACCGATTCGGCTAATCTCTTATTAAGAGCAATATTCTTTTCGATTTGCTCGTTGAGTTTACCTTCCATTTCATCAAGTTTATCTACCATGCTCTCGATGACATCATATTTTTCTTCAGGGATTGTTACATAATGTTCTTCAAAAAGACTCTTCATTCCAGAGATGAATGATTCAGTCATTTCTTCTTTAAGACCAGACTCGACTGCGAGTTGATTTTCTGCGATCCACTCGTCAGCAACATACTCAAGGTATGAGTCTACACGATCTTTTAATTCTTCTTTGATAGAAGCAACTTCTTCTACAAGTTTTTCCTCGTAAGAAGCAGTTAATTCTTCTTGAATACCTTTTACTTTAGTATTGATTGCAGCTTCAAATATAGTTGCTGCTTTCTCTTTGAATTCCTCAGAGAGTTCTTCACCTTCTACAAGAGCGTTGATATCATCCTCTACGGAATACTCAATTACTTCTTCTTCAGATGTTTCTTCTTCAGAAACCACCTCATCCGTTGTTGTTTCTTCTTCAGAAACTACTTCGTCAGTAACCTGTTCGTCTTCGGCAACAACATCACCTTCAACTTGATCCTCTTCCTTCATACCTGTAGGAGTAGGTTCAGCGGGTTTTGCACCTTTATTGACAATATCTTTGACTTGTTTTAAAGTCTTGCCAGGTTCTTTTAGTTTTGCCGAATCATCATCGGGCTTATAGTTTTGTGGAGTTGGGCCACCTAAATCCTCTACGCTACCAGTTTGACCAGGAGTTGTCCCAGAAAGACTTGGCATCGCATCAGCTTTAGCAGCGCCTTTAGTTACTGCGTTTTCCATTTCTTGTAAATTGCTACCAACGGACATTTTATAGTTAGATTTGTAAATTTAATCTGTATTTATTTATAGATCTTAAAGATTTGATAGAAACTCATTGAATAAATTCAATTTTTGTTCCTCTAATTTTCTTTGATCTACAAGAGTATTGATTCTCTTTTGTGTTTTTTCTGCGAGTTGTTCACGAAGGATTCCACCTTCCCAAATCCACTCTTTTCCTTCCATAATTCCAGACACAAATGCGTCAGGTGCAGAAGGATCGGCAACGATATCAGCAGCTGTTGCTAACATGAAATCTTCACCTACAACTTTGCATCCATGAAGGTCTTCTTTTAGTGAACCAACACCACGAGAAGATACTCCAAGAGTTACACCTTCACCGATAAGATTTTGTGCGATCTTACCCATAGGTGTTGAAAGGAGTTGTGCCTTTCCTTTAAAATTATTTCCCTCTTGAACAAGAGATGTAATTTTATGAGATACACGATCAAGGTTTACGGTAGGACCTTCGGGATGTCCGAGTTCACCTAATGCTCTACCTTTTTTAACGAAACTTTCATTGTATCTATTAACCTCTTTTGCAAGAGTATTAATTGGATACATTCTACCATTACGGTTTTTAATTTCACCTTGAAGGAATACACCTTCAATAAACATTTTTTTCTGAGCACCTTTACCTTCTACGATAAATTTAACTCTTGCTACTTCTTCCGTAATAAGTTTCATTAGAAATCTCCTGCTACTTGAACTTCTGTGATATGAGTTTTAGTTGAACCACTAGTTGCAACATCGACTAATATCACTCTTCTTAATTCACCAGTTATATCTCCAGTTGATTTGTCACTTGAACCAACACCGATAACAACTTTACCAGATCGACTACTTTCAAAACCTGATGTTCCATAATTTGCTGGAATAATTTGTGTGACTGAAGCAGATGTGGTATTAAAACCAGTTGTGCCAGTAACCTGAATAGTATCTCCTACAGCAAATGGTGATTCAATTCCAGATGGAAATGTGAAAGTAGTTGTTGCATTTCCCGTAGATACACCAACTATATTTGAAGATGCTACGTATTCTTTAAAAACAACTGAAGTATCTGCAGCAACAAATAAACTACTATCAGCAGTTGCTTCAGCACCTGTTCCAACTTCTATGAAAGAATCTGCTACAGGTGTTACTCTGATATAACCTGATTTTAATGCTATTGTTCTACTATTACTTCCTGTTACGGAACCAAGTTTTTGTACGACCTTAAAAGCTGCCATTTTTTATAATCAACCTAATAGTGTTATTTATGCTTCCTCTTCTGTAGAATCTTCCACAGGTTCATCAGAAACTTCTGTATCTGCAATAGACGGATCAAATAATTGCGATGCAATATCTGGTCGTTGAGAAGCAATCCTCTCAGCAGCCTTTGCATATAATGTATCTTTGATCGAATCAGATATATCCGCTGCGGATTTATCGGTTGCAATCATATCAAGTAATTCATCCATATTTAATATTATGTTAAGATATCTTGACTATTTATATCTCCGCAGACTTAACATCTTTTTGAAATTCTGCATCAGTTAATTTTGAAGCAGCATCATCAGGATCTTCGTCAGTTGGAACTGCACCTAAGTCTTGACCACCACCCTCAAGAGGTTGACCTGTTATGGGATCTACAGCACTTGGATCTGGTATAGTTCCATCTTTAATTTCTTTCTTAATTAATTCATCTTGCTCTTCAATTTCTTGATCAGTTTGACGAAGAATTTTTGTTCTTACATAATGATTTGAAAAGTATTTACCAATATATGGTTCTATTGTTGCAAGTGTACCTAATCTTTCATTCATTAATTCAGATTCTTTGAGTTCTGCAAACTGATTATCATATAAGAAATCATATTGAATATGATCACTTAATACATCCCAATCTTCTGGGGTGATTATATTCTTTAATATTAACTGAGTTCTAAGTAAATTATTAAATAAATTTGCAAATCTTTTTCTAAGTCTTCCCACAAATTTTGCAAATTTTAATTCATCTCTCAATATCTCTGATGAACGACCTAAATTAAATCCACCATCACTTGCAATCCTTGACTCTGGTACACCTAATGCACGATATAATTTTTTCTGGAAGTACTCAATATCAGTTAATTCACCTAGATTTTGTCCGCCAGGTAAAGTTGTGATTTCAGTTCCTCTTCCACCTTCTCTTCTTGGTAGCCAGAAATCTTCCATCATAGACATAAACTTACGATCATCTCTAACTTCTCCAGTGTTTGCATCATAAACAAGTTTATTTCTATAACGACTCATCACCTCTTTTAAATATTGCTCTGCTTTTATTTTAGGAAGATTTCCAACATCAATATAGAATATCCTTCTTTCTGGTGCTCTTGATAATCTATAAATTACAAGACTATCCTCAATCATTCTTAATTGATT